ACAGAGTGATGATGCTCTACCCATCGGGCTGCCTCAATCCGATTACCTTGCACATCTAGTCGATTATGTTTACGACTCGCTTCGGCGCTTTGTCCATCGCCTTTCGTGTTGCAGGTTTTGGACGCGCCGATCTAACTCTGTTCCCAGAGATGAAAGTCCCGCATCATGCGAACGATGTACGACCATGCAACTAGCCAGTTGTAAAGGGTTTACTTTCTATCAGACCTTGCCATAAGCGCGCCGCATAACACGGTCAAAGCCAATGCAAGCCATACTGTCCGGCTCATGGCATCTCCCGCTTTAAGGCTTCATGCGCTAAGACAAGCGCGTCTTTAAGCTCTTCTAATTGCTTTGTCAGCGTGTCTATTTGGCGGACTGCGTGGTCTCGCTCTCGAGCAATTGCGGTCATGTGATCATGGAGTCGGTCGTATTCTTGATCTGGGTTTTTCATTGTTTTACTCGCTTAGGTTTGATAGGCGATTGATTTTGTCGGCAGTGTTTTTTGCTGCCCAGCGAAGCCTGCTATCTATGTCATCTTTGCCGATGAAGTCATGCAAGCGATTTAACTTCTCTAGCGCGTCAAGCATTGTGCTTAGATCATTAAGTTGTTCTCTCATTGTGCTCATGCTTTCATCCTGTCAATTAAGACTCGACACTGTCCCGATGACAAAGTCTCTACTACTACATCGTCTACTCCGAGCGTTTTGTGTATGAACTCAAGCAGCTGGAAGTCATCCCATGCTTTACCGCGCGCAAGGCTCTTTAAGAAGCCGATCTGTTTAGGTGTAGCGCCGCCAAATGTGTCCGATGCAGGCGTACTGTTCACGCGGTTTACTTTCTCCATCTCGGTGGATGATGCGCGCTCTCCTGTATGTCCGAGTGGGCCGTTACTGATTGCGCGTCCCACACTTGATGTCTCGCAATTCTCTAAGAACGATGTTTTATTAACTGGGGAATTACCCATAACTTCTTCTGCCCAGCCTTGCGAGATCATGCGTCCGTCATTATCTAAGCATTCGCATCGGAAGATCACCGTAGAGGCGTCGTAATGCATCATGGTCGTGATGATCTGTCCGTGTGGGTAGGCAGTCCAGAAGCGTTCTAAGCGCTGTGCAACGGTCTCATAGAGCGATAGGTCAAAGTGTGCCATTAGCGCGCCTTCCATACGATTGCCATGTTGCCTGCAAGCGTCGGACGCTCTAGGTCTGTGGCGTAGACAAACTTGTCTTTGACTAAGGATCCTCGAGTCGGTCTGACGGTGTTGCCAGAGATGCCCAGTGCGCGCTCTATTTCTTCGTCTGTCGCGCCGCCTGTCTGTTTTAAGTATTCATAGACGCGCCTACGCTTTGAGCCTGACTTAGGCAACGCGCGCAAAGCTGCACTTGCCGAAGTGGGTTTTGCGCTGGGTGAGATGATGACGGTGTTTCGGTCTATTGCACATTCTTCACGGTATGCGCCAAGTCCGCGTGTAGGTGCAAAGAGTTGTAGGTCGTTCATGCGGAGTAAGCCCGAATGCAGTTAATCGCCGCACGAATCACACTTGCATTGAATCGGTTTTGCTCTCCGCCGATCGTCATGTGTGCGTCGTAAATAATTGTGAGTTCGTCTAAAAGTATTTCGTGATCGTCTAGTCGATCTATTGGGCGCGCTACATGATTAGGGCGCATAATGTCATCTATGAACTCTTTGAATACTTTGTTATATTTGTCGGAATAGTTTTCGGGATACATCTGTCGGGTCTCCTCTGTAATACCAGTTTCGGGATAGGGCTCTTCGGTCACTTCGGAAGGTTCCAAGGTGTCCATTTAGAATTATGCCACACTGCGAGAGCTGCAGTGAGGTTTACTTTTGGGTCAAACAATTCGTCGCACACTGTCAAGATCCCTTTCGCTTGTAGCCAACCTTGAGGCCAGTATGCCGAAGGGGTGCACCAGAATCCGTTGATCTGCATGAGACCGTAAGAGCCGCCATTGGTGTCTCGAGCATTAAAAGCGGTACTCGTACAATTTGACTCGCGTTTCAACACTCGTAAAAGCGTCGGTGTTTCGGTCGCAGGCCATCCCACACTTAAAGCGAGGTCAAGAGCTCCAGCGCAAGCGGTGACAGCTGTAGTGACGGGGGGTGTGACTACGACTGGCAGTGTGCCAAGGGGGATTGTGGCGTAGGCGGTCACGGGGCTTACTTGAGACATGCCTTCAGGCGGCTTAGAAGCGTCCCAGAGCAGCACAAAAGGGCAAAGCCCTATAGTTACCCATGCAAAGATTTTGATCGTTAGATAGCTCATTGTTGAAAACTCAATTCTGTTGGCACGCCCCAACTGTCGCCAGCCAAGGTTCGGAAGGCGATCTGGGCGCGGATGATTTTGTGTGTGTCTTCGTGTCTAAAGATCTGGACAAGTATTTCTTGTCCGTTGTCCATTGAGCACCGACCTACCTCGTAGATGAAGACTTTGGGCTCGGTCATAATTAATACTCCTATCGTCGGTACTTCGACCATAGAGGATCAGTGTGCGCTATTGGGGGATTTCGGCGAACACTCTCTGAAAGGCTTGTTTGACAAGGGCTGGAGAGTCTGCCATAGCAGGCGAGATCTCTACATGCAGCCAGTCTCCGCCGGGTGCGCCGTGGATCGTTGGCTTTAAGTATTTACTCCATGCTTGTCGATCACAGCGCCAGCCGCGTCCGTAGGGCTTCAGGAGGTAGTCAAGTATGCACTCAAGTCCGAGCGCGTTGGCGTTCGCTGTAACAATGTTGAAGAAGTCCATCGTGCCTTTGCGATTAGCGGTTGGATGCTGTTCTGATTTGCGATATGAAAGATCTACTGCGCGCCCTGTGGCATGCACTGACAAGTTTGTTGATCCGCGCATGTCGCGTATTCCCCAAGATCCATTGTTCCAGAAAGCGCCGTTGCCGTATTTAATCGCCTGTCGGATCCATTCGTCCATTCCTGCGCGCGGGCCAGCTGCGGCACCGTCCGAGTTACCTGTGTACGGTCTTGAGTTTGGGACTGCTGGGTTTGCTGGAATTACGCTCATAATGTTGGCGGATCTTTAGGTCGGTCTTTAAGCCCGTTACCTGCTAAAAGACCTATAAGCCCCCCTGCAAGAGTCATAAGCATCGGCGACAAAACTCCCCATGCTTCGGCGTCATTCGGGCTCTGCTCTGTAGGTTGCACGACAAAGAGAAGTCCAAAGATAAGCGATGCGATCGCCATAACGAACGATGCGGTAAGTCCGATTCCTACGATGAGGATGAGTCGAGCCTTGATTTGTTCGTTGCTTAAGCGGTTGTCAGGGTTCATGGGCAACGCCTTTCTAGTAGTCCGTTGGCTTTAGTGGTGTTGCAGTTTTCTCGGTATCGGTCAGCACAAGCGGTCAGCATAAGCGCTAACACAAAACTAAGGCTTAATAGGCGTTTCATTTGGTGGCGGTGGTAATGGCGGCGGTGCAACTGGCGGAACAAAGTCTGTGCCGTTCCATGTATATTCGATTCCTGCGTAACATCCGCGGAAGTTTCCGTTGTAACTTGTTTGCAACCAATCACCCGATATTCCTAATGATGCAATAAACGCTTGACCTACGGGCTCGCTTTCGGGAAACGCCAAGTCATCGCAATCAGTGTTTGCAATAACAATTACATCAGTTACCAAATTATTTATTACTTGTGCAAAATGCGCCATAGTTAGACCTTGAACCTTATGTAGACAATTCCTGAGCCACCCGAGCCGCCAGTTTTTGTACCTGTTGCCGAACCGCCACCAGATGCCGTGTTTGCTGCCGCCGAACCGCCAACAGTATCAGCAACTTGACCGCCAATCCCACCGACCGATGAGCCACCAGCGCCTCCAGTGACCGTTCCTGCTCCACCGCCGCCGCCACCCTTGAACAATGCGCTACCTGCAATAAATGCGCTCACATCGTAACCTGCACCGCCTGCACCGCCAACAGTATTTGATGATGCGCCACCCGTAGCCGTGACACCGCCACCGCCACCAGCGCCACCAGTAAGACTGCCTGTTCCTGCTGAACCGTTGAAACCGATTGATGTTCCGTAAACATTTAGACCTTCGGGTGAAGTTCTTGTATAACCTGCACCACCACCGCCACACGCACCGACGATTGCAACCTTATTTGTTTCTGTTGTGTAGTTTTGTCCCCCAGCACCACCGACTATCTGAACTAAAGAACCGACTGATGAAACATTGCCACGAGTACCAG